AGCGATTTTAAGATGTACTGCGGCAAACCTGTGTCGTATATTAGAAAGGCCACCAGAACGGCTCTACTGCTGTCTACTGGCATCATTCTCCCTGATCCGTGCATGGTGACCAAATGAGCGATAATGTCGTACAGTTAAACACCACCGACAAGCAGGACGTTTTAGCCGAAAGGATGTACACAGGGCTGCATGAGCTAATTGCAGAACTCCTAGAGGATGGAATGTCTCTCTTCGTTGTAGTCGGTGTCTTAGCCTCTGCTTCTCAAATGCTTTGCCAAGAGATGAACTATTCCTGTGATGACGAAGAATAGCCTGCTAATAGACATGCTCAAGCGCCACGAGGGCGAAGTCAAAAAAAATGGCCGTCATGTTGCCTACATGTGCCCGGCGGGTCACTGGACTATCGGAATCGGACGAAACATAGACCCCAACGGAGGCATAGGCCTCAGCGACGAAGAGGTAGACATGCTGCTCGAGGGTGACATCCTCCGAGTCACAAAAGAGCTAAGCGCAGAGTACCCCTGGTTCAATAGCCTAGACGATGCGCGAAAGAATGCACTGATAGACATTAGCTTTAATCTTGGGGCTACACGTTTGAGACTGTTTAAGAAGGCACTGGCCGCTATGGAGGTGGCAGACTACAGCCTAGCAGCCGACGAGTTCATGGACTCGCGGTGGGCAAAGCAGGTCAGATCTAGGGCTATTGAGTTAACAGAAATGATTCGCAACGGTAAATAAAACTGTTGCGATGAAGTAAACTGATCTATATACTGTCCTCTCCAATAACAAAAGGAGGACGACATGGATTTTAAAAAATTCCCCAAGGCTCAGGCCTTTTCTGACTATCTCTACGGTGAGGGCTTTGATGCCAATCCGTACCCTAAGAACTCTGCTGACTATTTGCAGTACGAGTCTGAAATGAACTCTCTCTACCGCAACGAGCTTAAGACTCGCATGGAGCAACTTAAGGGAGAGCCGTCATGCCTGTAAATATTCACGGTAAGGAATACAAAACTGTAGCAGAGCGGGTAGCGGCGTTTCGCGCAGTGTCTGCTGACCTCACTATTGAGACAGAGATTGTCCGATGGGAAGGTGAAGACGTGGTAGTTAAGGCGTCAATAAGTGATAACGGTAAGCTAATTGCTACTGGCTTGGCTCATGAGGTGCGTGGCTCTACCAACATCAACAAGACCTCACACGTCGAGAACTGCGAGACCTCAGCTATTGGCCGAGCACTTGCGGCGTTTGGATTGGGTGGTACTGAGTACGCGAGTGCGGATGAGGTGGCTAACGCCATATCTCAGCAGAACGAAGCTAAAGCAGGGATCTCTCAGAAAGAAGTTTACGAATTACTTATTGAGAACACGGCTACGATGCTAGCCTATGGCGAGTCGGTCATGGCTATCAAGGCGGGCATATCATTGGGCGATCTAAGTTCTGCGTCCGAGGAATGGTTTTCTTTGGATAACGACGTTAAAACTCTGCTTTGGAAAGCGCCTAGCAAGGGCGGTCCGTTTAGTACAAAGGAGCGGGAGATTATTCATTCTACCGAATTCCGATTAGCTAACGGGGGTGGAGATGAACCAGAAGCCTAGAGCAGCTACCGCAGGCCTAAGCAATAAGACCTGTGAGTGCTGCCTTGCAAGAATCAAGAACCAGAAAGACTACTTGATATGCGACGACTGTGTCGCACTGAATAATTTTATTAACTCAAACTGGAAGAAATCAAATGGATTACGACAACACTAACACCGGCGCAACCTTCAAGAACGATAAGAAAGTAGAGGATTGGCAGTACGATTTTACTGGAAGCCTAGACTTTGAAGGCATTCCCTTATTCTTAGACTCTAAATGGTACCCGCCTCAAAATGGCAAGAAGGGGTATTTTCGTCACAAGGTTAAGCGCAAGCAGCCTAAGCAAGACTCTGCGCCTGCACCTGTAGCGTCTGCTGATCCTGTAGATGATCCGTTCTCGTCTGACGTTCCGTGGTAGGAGGCTCTGTGGCTATTCACTTTGGCAATGCTCTAATAGAGCTGCAAGAAAAAAAGAAGGTCTCGTCAGCTGAGTTAGCGACGAGGCTAGGGGTTCACAGGCAGCGCGTCCATTACTTACGCAATCAGGCCGATGTCAGGCTGAATGTTTGCGCTGAGGTGAGCGAGGCCCTGGGGGTTAATCTAAACACGTTTGTAAGGATGTGTAAGGTATGAAGCATCAGAGGATTTTCCAAGATCCTCAGAAGGCTATTACGGATGCTGCGTGGCTGACTCAGAGAGCAGAGGCAGACCACGCGCTCGTAATCACCAACCGGGGCTATGTAGTGATACCTACCGAAGAGCTTAAGGGCAACGAATTAATAGCGGAGATATTTAACTATGAGGCCGAGACAATACGCTGCTCACATTATGACTTTGACGACTAGAGAAGAGCGGCTAGAGGCTTTAGCCAAGGTGCCAGAGGAGTGCCGAGAGCTTACCAAAAAACATGTGGAGATAGCATATGAACGAAGAATTCTTCAACAAGCTAGCAAAGGTCTCAAAGGCTCACGCAGCGGCTGAGGCTGACAAGTGTCACCTCATGGAATATCGCAAGACGCTTAAGAGCCTGCTAATGATCGAGGCTGAAACAAGTGATGCTAAGATGCCTGTAGCAAAGCAGGAGCGGTACGCCTACGCTCACCCTGAGTACGTTGAGCTGCTTGAAGGCTTAAAGGTAGCAATTGAACGAGCTGTTAGATTCCGTCACCAGTTTACGGTGATGAATATGGAGTTCGAAGCAGAGCGATCCAAGAATGCTCGAGCAAGAGCGGAGGCAGGGCTAAGATGAAAGACTTACAAACTGTGTATAAGTATCCTGAAGACGTCAAAAGATTTGCTAAGCTTCATTCAGTCAACCGCAAGGTGTTTAGCATTAAGCTGCTAGAGAGTCGTCTTGAGTCAATGGACCCAGTAACCCAAAGGCGAGCCTGGAGAACAATAAACGCACTTAAGTTCGAGAGGTACTGGGATCATGTATGAATATGAATGCAAAATTGTCCGTGTCGTTGATGGAGATACTATCGATGTTGATATTGATCTTGGTTTTAATCATTGGATTCATGGTGAGCGTATTCGTCTTTTTGGCGTGGATTGCCCCGAGTGCCGTAGCAGAGACAAGGAAGAGAAAGCGGCAGGAATTGCAGCAAAGAAATTTGTCTCTAGATTCTTACAGCTCGGCGGGACTTACACTCTCAGCACCCAAGGCAAAGGAAAGTTCGGGCGATACCTAGGAATCATAAGTGATCACGCAGGGTCGGTTAATAAGGCCCTAGTCAACGAGCACCTGGCAGTGGTTTACTGCGGCCAAAACAGGGATGACGTTCAGGCAGCTCACCTTGAGAACCGCTCGAGGTATAAGCGTGAAGATTAACATAGAGATGGACGAGAGCGAGGTTGATGAGTTTATGGATAAGCTCAGAGATCTAGACCGGCTACTGGCTGATCTAGAGGACCTAAAAACACTGGTCGCCGAGTTTATCAATGAAAGGTAGCACCCGGCGCTGTGCTCATTGCAGAAAGAAGGTTCCGGTGGACGAAGCTGTCATGGGTGGCATTAAGTCATTCTGTAGCTTCGAGCACCTAATAGAATTCACCAGGTCTAAGCCTGCCAAAGAGATCGCCAGGAAGGTTATTAAGCGAGACACTAAGGCTAAGCTAGACTCCCTCAAGACCGCCTCAGATTACATCAAAGAGGCTCAGGTCGCATTCAACTCCTACATCCGAATCAGAGATAAGCACAAGCAGTGCATAAGCTGTGGATGCTTACCTGGCGATACAGTTCGGGGCGGCAAGTTTGACGCCGGGCACTACCGCTCTCGAGGCTCAGCAAGCCACCTAAGATATCATCTGTTGAATTGCCATAGTCAGTGCGTCAAATGCAATCGGTATCTCTCAGGCAACGTCGTAGAGTACCGTAAGGGGCTTATAGCCAGAATAGGCGCAGAGCGAGTAGAAAAGCTCGAAATGGATAATAATCCACGAAAATTGACCATTGATTACCTGAAGCGAGTAAAAAAGATATTTAATTACCGAAAGCGGATATATGAGAGGAAGTTCAGATGAGCGAAGTAACAGAAGTCGAAATGATGGATTTTGAAGAGATAAACGATTGGCTAACTCAGCGCATGCAGAACATTGATCACGAAGACTTCCGAGCGATTGTCACGATGGCCGTGATGATCTCAACCACTCAAGACTTCTTTGATGAGAACCCCGACTGTTATGTGAGGCTAATAGACTTCTGGGAGTCTGACGAAATTGATCAGCTCCACTAGGCATAAAAAAACCCAGGGTTTGACGCCTGGGTCCAAATGGCTTTTATCGCAAGGCTGATTCAACAAGGGAG